GAAGATATTCCTATGTAAAGTTTAATGGGAGAGGTGGACTACGACTCCGTTTAGGTTTGACGAGACTTGATCTCTGAAACTTATCCACCACCCTCCCACCTAATGAGATTAACATGATACCAAATCACTTATACCTATGCTCTTTTCCGACAGGAAGCAATTATATTTGTAACCCTCCTGTTACTGATACAGATATTGATGAGATGTTCTATGTATATTCACTAGAGGAAACAAAAGAAATACTCTTAAATGAGGGTTGGAAAGAATGTGGTATTGGTGAATATGCTATCGGAGATTGGGCTGCTTTCCGTAAAGATAAGAATAATGCTCTGATTACAGATAACAAGTCTCATTATGACAAGTTTGAGGCAGCAACGGAACTAGCCAAGAAACGCAATCTTCTGAATAAGGAAGATCGTGTTAAATTATTTCACACAATTGTAGGAAAACAACATGCGAAAACTACAGAGTTTTAAATGTAATACTTGTGGCGCCGAGTACGATCGTCTTGTCGAAGATGGACATCGTGCTCCATGTGATACCTGTAATTCAATGGACGTAGTCAAAGTTATCTCAGCCCCGGCCATTAAGGTTAATGGACAAGGAGCATACACAAATAAGATGAAGGTTTCATGATCTGTTCATTAATTGATGGAGACCTAGTTGCCTATCGTTGTGCTGCCACAGTACCAGAAGATGTTGAAAAGGATGTCGCGTTCTATAGAATGGATGTCCTTATTCAACAAATCATTGAGGCAACAGACGCTACGCAATATAGAGTATTCCTAACAGGCAAGAATAACTTCCGTAAGAAGATCAATCCTGAATATAAAGCTAACCGAAAAGACACAGTACCACCTGTCTATCTACAAGATTGTCGTAAGTATCTTGTTGATAATCACTACGCAGTAATTAGTGACGGTTGCGAAGCAGATGATCTATTAGGAGTTAGTCAAAACAAAGATACTATTATTTGTTCACTAGATAAAGATCTACGGATGATTCCGGGCAGACATTACAACTGGACAAAGGTAGAATTAGATTCTGTTAATAAGCAAGATGGTCTAAGACACTTCTATAAACAGATGCTAATCGGCGATAAGTCAGATAATATCTTTGGTGTTGACAAGATTGGTCCTGTAAAAGCTGGTAAACTTATTGATCATCTTGACGATGAACAAGATATGTTTGAGATTGTTTGGGAGAAGTATAACTACGATGCCCAACGTTTTATAATGAACGCTAATTGCCTATGGATTTGGCGTAATGAAGGAGAATCATGGGGCGACAGACACGGCTTAGTTTTACCAATCGACTTGCGACAAGAAGTGATCACGATGTCAGAGTATATGAAGTCTTTGAATCAAGATACATCAATGGTGCCTACTACGATAGAGACACAGACATCTGGTATCCAAGACAATGGGGATGGAATGGAGAAGATGAACTTGGTGAATATCAATTAGATCTGGTTAATCATGGAAAATGAAATAAGATTAATTAAAAAAGTTTATTATGAAGCCCGCCGCCGATGTCATAATAAAAACCACAAACAGTGGTTTGATTATGGTGGTCGTGGGATCAAATTTAATTTCAAATCTTTTGAAGACTTTTTAAATGAGCTTGGCCCAAGACCATTCGGTTATCAATTAGATCGTATTAATAATGATAGTCATTATGAGATTGGTAATGTTAGGTGGGCCTCCCCCTCTGAAAACTCTAAAAACACACGTATATATAAATCAAATACGAGTGGTGTTAAAGGAGTTTCATTTAAGAAAAAATATAACCAATGGGTAGCTAGGGTACAAGAATACCCATCCAAACGAGAGGTATTATTATATGTCGGAAAAGACTTCTTTGAAGCATGTTGTGCAAGACTATCTTGGGAAGGAAGTCAAAGTACGAAGTAACTTAGAAAAGAAATTTGTAGAGATTCTTAATAACTTAGAAGCAGAATTTATGTATGAAGCTGTTAAGATTCCTTATGTAATACCAGAATCTAATCATAATTATATAGTGGATTTTGTTTCTAAAAACGGTGTTTTCTGGGAATTAAAGGGTTATCTAAGTGATCATAAAGAGAGATATAAGTATGTATTGTTAAAGCAACAACATCCTGATCTAGACTTACGATTCGTGTTTGATAACCCAAATAAACTATGTGGAGGCACTAAGATGACTCATGCCAAGTGGGCTGAGAAATACAACTTTCCTTATTGTAGTATTAGAGATGTAGAACAAATTCAACAATGGGTAAAGGAAGCTAATGGCTAAACACTTAATCGTGCCCGACACGCAATGTAAAGATGGAGATAACTTTGAATTCCTATCATGGATTGGGCAGTATATTCTAGATCAACGTCCAGATACTGTTATCCATCTTGGGGACTTCGCTGATATGGAAAGCCTAAGTAGCTATGATGTGGGTAAAAAGAGCTTCGAGGGTAAGCGGTACATCAAGGACATCCAAGCAGCAAAGGATGCGATGGAATGCCTTGTCTCACCACTTCACCAGTTCAACCAAAGGGCTAAGAAAAATAAAGAGAAACAATATAAACCTCGCCTCGTTCTTTGTTTGGGCAACCATGAGCAGCGCATTCAAAGGGCGGTGGAAAATGATCCGAAACTCGAAGGGCTTATAAAATATGAAGACTTACCTTATCAAGATTGGGAAGTCCATCCCTTCCTTAAGCCTGTATTTATTGATGGTATTGCTTACTGCCACTATTTTCCTACTGGAGTTATGGGGCGGCCAGCAACAACGGCTTCTGCTATGGTATCTAAGTTACATATGTCTTGTATCGCTGGTCATCAGCAAGGTAAACAGGTGGCATATGGAAAGCGCCCTGACGGCAGTACTATCACTTGTATCATTGCTGGTTCTTGCTACGAGCATGATGAACACTATCTAGACCACCAAACTAACAAGCATTGGCGTGGTGTAGTTGTTTTGCACGAAGTACAAGATGGTTGTTTTGATGAGATGTTTGTTAGTTTAAAATACTTAAAGAAAAAATATGGAACAAAATAAAATTCAAGACGAAAACGTATTTAATGTAGTTCTTCAGTATGCAGAACGAGCACAAAAAGGATTTGAAAAGTATGGAACAACAACAGAGAGAACAGATATTGATCTCAAAGGTTGGCTCCAACATCTTCAAGAAGAGCTTATGGATGCTACGGTCTATATCGAAAGATTAAAGCGTGAATTAAAAAATGATTCAAACAAAGTTTAATCGTCTCTTAGTTTTATCAAAAGGGCAACCACTTAAGTATAAGTCTGGTACAAAGAACACTTGGGTATGTCAATGTGATTGTGGTAATATTACAACAGTTATTACTAGTAAACTTAAATCAGGTGCTATCAAGTCATGTGGTTGTCTTAAAGATGAGACAAATAGAATTAATAGTCAAACAACAATAGAAAAACGTATGAAAGATAATGCCACTTTAAATATAGTTATAGGAACATATAAATATAATGCTTTGGCAAGAGATTTAGAGTTTGAATTAACACCACAAGAATGTGAAAACCTCTTCCAAAGTAATTGCCATTATTGTGGATCACCTCCAAGTAATATACAAAAGAATAGGACTAAATCCTATGTTTATTCTGGTATAGATAGAATTGATAATACTTTAGGATATTTTCCACAAAATGTCGTGCCTTGTTGTAAAACATGTAACAAAGCGAAAGGCACACAATCTTATGAAGACTTTAAAAAATGGATTAACAATCTTACTATGTTTAACATCGAGCGTATTAAGCACGAACTTAAATCAAAACCAAATAATGGAACCGGAATGCAAGAAAATACACAAGCAAAAAGTACCAACAATGGTGTGTCACTCAACGAATATCTCGACTTCACTAACGGCACAGCGATCTATCCCGAAGCAGGAAGTGGATCAAATCTTGAACTATACTACCTTTCTCTTGGCCTCGTATCCGAAGCAGGCGAAGTTGCGGGTAAAGTAAAGAAGCTAATTCGTGACGGTAAGTATGATCCCGCAGGTATTGTAAAAGAACTGGGCGATGTATTTTGGTATGCTGTTCGTCTTGTAGATGCTGTTGGTTACTCACCAGACGACGCGCTGACTATTAACATGGCTAAACTATCTCAGCGAAAGGAAAACAATACCATTTCTGGGTCAGGCGATGAACGTTGAACTCAAATTTATTACTCCTAATGCTCTTAAACAAATTGGAGAGTATGCTGGTATCTGTTACAATTCAAGTCTGGAAGAAACAGCGTGTGTTAAACGCGCTGTTAGCTGCAAAGACAAAGGACATTTAGCTACCTTAAGATTTGCTCACGCTACATTCCATGTAAGTGGCATCAGTCGTTCTTGTAGTCATCAGTTTGTCCGTTCAAAGCACCTAGACTTCCTACAACGTAGTCAACGATATTGTTCTGAGAAAGACACAGACTTTATCTATCCTACTAGTATGGAAAACAATCTAGATGTGGAGACATTATATGAACATGCTCTTGGCCTTTATCAGGAACTAATCAAGAAGGGTGTTAAGAAAGAAGATGCCAGATTTGTCTTACCAGAAGCCACTACCACCGAGCTTATTGTTACAGGAAATTTCCAAGCGTGGCTTGACTTCATCGAACTCCGTGCAGATAAACATGCCCAATGGGAAATCCGCGAAGTGGCTAGGACAATCAATAACATTCTTGCCAAAGAACTAGACAATCAACTCTTTACTTGGATGCCATAATGTTTGATCCTATTACGATGTTAGCGGCTTTCGGGCCGCTTGTTGTTAAACTTGGTGAGTCTGTTATCAACAAGTACATTGCTCCTGATAATTTTAAACCAGCAACAATTGATGACTGGGTTAAAATGAAAGAACTTGATATTAAACAATTTGAAGTTCTAAATAGTGCAGGAGGAACCAACGCAAGTTATCCATGGGTAGAAGCTTGTATTCGTTTAATGCGTCCAGCTATTGCTGTTGGTGTTATTGGTACATGGACTGTTTGCAAACTAAGTTCTTATAATTGCGGCCCTGAAGTCGATAACTTTGCAGCAGCAATTGGTTTCTACCTATTTGGAGATCGTTCTCTCTTTTATTCTACTAAGAAATGACCACAAAGACATTTACTGACGTTCTAGACGATCTTAAACGAGAGACTGAGGTGGACCTATTGGAAATCCTTGATCTCTCGTCTGAGGAGCTTGTAGACCTATTACAAGACACTATTGAAGATAAACTAGATAAGATCCTACAACACTATGAAGACTCAGAAGAATCATACTGGGAAGAAGTCGCCAACAAATCCTGTTAAAAAAGAACAGCACAAAGATAGAAAGACCAAGGAAGAATTAGAACATCGTTGGGAAAACGATGATTGGAACAAACAACTACAGGAATATTTAAATGCAAATTAATAGATTCAAAAACAGTTTTGCCGAGAACATTTTCAAGCAGAAGTACGCACAGGGTCCAACAGATACATGGGATGCTCTTGCTGATCGCCTTGTTGAGGATGTTTGTGGTACTCGGTGGGGCAAAGATCGTGCTCTTATGTCAGAAGGAGATCGAGCACAGCTAGCACAGTATATTAAAGAGATGAAGTTCGTCCCAGGTGGTCGTTACCTATGGTATGCCGGTCGTCAGAATAGTTACTTTAACAATTGTTTTCTACTACGTGCAGAGCATGATACGAGAGAAGAATGGGCAGACCTAACACAGAGAGCAGTCAGTTGTTTAATGACTGGCGGAGGCATTGGTATCGACTACAGCATTCTACGTCCAGAAGGGAAGCCATTGAGTCGTACTGGTGGCTTGTCCAGTGGTCCAATTCCCTTGATGCAGATGATCAACGAGGTGGGGCGCGGCGTGATGCAGGGAGGATCTCGTCGCAGTGCAATTTACGCATCACTAAATTGGCTGCACGAGGACATTCCAGCATTTCTGAAAGCAAAGAATTGGTCAGAACAAGTCAAGGAATTAAAGAATAAAGACTTCAACTTTCCAGCACCACTAGACATGACTAATATCTCTGTTAACTATGATGATAAGTGGTTGTATAATGCAGATCGTGCTAATTTACATACGTTCGTAGAGAATTGTCGTCAAGCCATGCAAACTGGCGAACCTGGTTTTAGCTTTAACTTTGGTGATAAACAAAATGAAACACTTCGTAATGCTTGTACAGAAGTTACATCTAGTGATGATTCTGATGTATGTAACCTCGGTTCAATTAATATTTCAAATATTAAAGATATTGAAGAGTTCAAACATGTCGTCGAGTTGGGTTCTAAGTTCCTTGTCTGTGGAACCTTACGAGCCGACCTACCATACGAAAAAGTCTACAAGGTTCGAGAAAAGAATCGACGCCTCGGACTGGGTCTTATGGGTATTCACGCATGGCTTCTCCAGCGAGGATACGGCTATGAAGTCACACCAGAACTACATCAATGGTTGAAGGTATATAAAAATGAATCTGAACGAAGCGCAAATGAACATTGCGAACGTTTGTTTATCTCAAAACCAGTTGCTTACCGTGCCATCGCGCCAACTGGTTCTATTGGCATCTTGGCTGGGACTACAACTGGGATCGAACCACTCTTCGCAGTTGCTTATAAACGACGTTATCTCACTGATGGAACAAAGTGGAAGTATGAGTACGTTGTCGATAGCACAGCAGATCAACTCATCCGTGAATATGGACTCGATCCAAGTAAAATCGAAACAGCTTATGGACTAAGTCATGACTACGAAAAACGAATCAAGTTCCAAGCTGATATTCAAGACTACGTGGACATGTCCATCAGCAGCACCATCAATCTACCAGCGTGGGGAACTAAAGGAAACTCTGAAGCAGATGTTGAACGCTTTGCAGCAACACTTAGCAAGTATGCACCAAGGCTCAGAGGTTTTACTTGTTATCCAGATGGAAGTCGAGGAGGTCAACCTCTAACAGAAGTACCTTATGAAGAAGCAATTAAACATAAAGGAATTGTATTTGAAGAAAACATTGACAGAGCTTGTGTCTCTGGGGTTTGTGGTATCTGATGACTATACTAGCTGATTTCATTTCAGGTGTTTCAGTTGGCATCGAACTCTACACTGGGGAAGATGTGTTTGAGGGTGACAAGTTCGCCCTTACTCTTGATTTATTTATCCTAAGATTTACCTTTATCGTTCATCAGAAAGAAGACTAATGCCTATTTATAATCCATCTGAGCAAACACTAACACAATATCTAGAATCATTTATTGACTGGTATCTAGAAAGTAGATAAAAGAAAAGCCCGGTCTAGGTTAATTCCTAGCCGGGCTATTTTTATGGGTAGAAAACTCTCTTACCAGATTTGGGAGGAACTGTTTGGATATGGCACCATGTCTTAGTTGCTGATGGATGTTCTAACCACAAACCTATTTCAGCTAGTATATGTAGATTATCCATACACCACTTATCTAGTTTACCATCAACATCTTCAAGATCACATGCTTTGCATAGCATATGGTTACTCTTTTTTGCAGCATTTGGTATAGCAGCATTAACACTAGCAGGACGATACCCACTAGTTACTTTACGCTGTGAACCAAAAGCATCTAAAAGTTTATTAACCTTTTCAACAGTATCAATAGCATTATCAAGAAGTTCAAAAGTAAGTCCAGACTTTCTGTTCATTAAGTATTCATCAACAGTTATCATTTACCTTCTCTCCTCTTTAAATACTCACCTAGATTATCTCGAACCATACGGGCTTCCTGGTCTGGTGAAGATTGACCTGTTCTAGGATCAACGTAGTTGTTAAAGATACCTTCGATATTCATCTTAGCTATTTGAGATTCAATCTTACGATCAAGATCTTGTTTGCTATATCCCTTGGCCTTAACTAACATACGTTCAATAGTAGCACTAGCACGCTCAGAGTCACCATGTACTGCATATTGAACAGCCTTCTCAACAAGAGCATCAATAGCAGCATCACGTTCTTTGCTAGCTAGTTGCTTCCTTGTGTCCATAGCCTGTTTCGTAGTCTGTGATCCAACCCAAGGTGCTAGTTTAGCCGCAGTATCTCGTTCAACACCACCCTGTCCGCGCTTACCCATGCGAGTAAACAATGGACCCTTACCACCAAATAGATCACCATTATTTCTAACTTGATCTACAGCACCTGATACCAGACCCTTAGGAAGAATCTTCTTCAAGGCTTGATCTCTCTCAGGTACAGTGGCACTTGTACTAAATGCTGTTGGTAGGTTACTGACAACTTGCTTGCCCCAAGCTAGGTGTGGTGCAAAGGCAATGAGTCCTTGTTCTTCAATATCAGCTATCTTATTGAACAGAGATGTGTAACGCATTGATGCGTCCATGTCAATGCCAGTCATGTGCGAGAGACCACCCATAGACAACCAACGTGGAGCATTGTCCATGATCATCTCCGAGACATTAGGCCACGAATCTGGACCCCACCACCCTGCCTTGATACCAGCTTGGCGTAGTAGTTCATACTCAGCTATGATTGGTAGGGCAATAGCACCACCCAGTAGTGAAGTAACAGCAGCAGTCATAATTAGTGGCGCGGCCGATCTTGCTCCGGGTTGCTGCACAAACTCCTTGATATCAACGATCATGTTACCTAACTGTGTATGAGCGAAGGTAGCTAGTGTAGCGCCCTGTTCACCAACAATACCCATCTCACGATAGATAGCAGGTAACTTCTTGCTACCATATGCGACCATGTTCTCAGTAGCATCACGAGAAGCGACACGAGTTAGTTCATCCCCGGACAACCCACTGCGCTTGTGTAGGTTATAGAAGAACAGGAATGAGGCATAACGTGAAGCCCTATCACCCCAAGCAGATATCTTCTTACCAGAGATGGTGTCGATTGACTGGTTCAAGAATGAGTTTGGATCAGTGCCAATTCTCATATCATTATAGTCGTTAACCATTTGTGGATGTAGAACGTTACCCTTTTGGCTTGCATCGTAGATAGCTTTCTCTAAATCAGGATTGTTCTTTAGGTACTGCTTACCCAGAGACAACTGCATCATTGTTTCACCAAAAGCCATCATGACTTGACGTGGGGTCTCACCTTCCTTAAACGCAGATCTAAATGAGTTTAGAGCTTGTAATGGTTGGGCAACCCAGATAGCCGGCTTCATCAGGATGTTAGAGATATAGAAGGCATTGCTAAATAGACCCATGAATCTATCAACAGCGTGCTTATCTCTGTTATGGAAACCAAAGAGCTTACTGTCTAGTAGTGTATCAATGTTCTCTCTTAACTTCTGTGAGAGTCCATGAGCTAGGTCTCTTGCTGTGCCCTTCTCATATGGAAGACCAATTTGTGTGTTGATGTAAAAGCCAAGTAGATCCTTTGTTGTTGGATTCATTTTGTGCTCATTGTCAATCAAGAAATCAATATAATCCTTCTGAATTGATCTTGACATGATGTTCTGAGCGTAGTTATCAACCATTCTTGGTAGTGCTGTTCTAAGTTGTTCACCCATAGCAGCAGAAGACATACCAATCTGATCACCAATAAAGCCACTGACAATGTTAGATTGAATTGTGTGAGAACCAATGTTTGCATTCTCTTCTTCTAACTTTGATGCAGTTGTGTCAATAAACTCTTGCGCTTCTTTTGATGTCATCCCCTTTAGTGTATCAATAAAGTCCTTGAGATTGGTTGTGGCATTGCCTTGTTTGATGTCATCAACCTTGGCTGTCTCGATTACAACACGAGCATCACCAGCAGTCTTCTTCATCTCATTAGCCCAGTGTTTGGCCTCGGCTTCAGTAAGGAAGTGTTGCTGTCTTACTAGAACACCATTAACACGTACCTGTGTGGCATAGTCACCAACACGGCTAGTTAGCATATAACCAATACGTTGTTTTAGTTTGGTGTAGTCCAGTCCCTTGTTGGCTAACATCTTAATGGAAGATTGCCATAGTTTTTCTACAGCGTTGTTTAGGGCGTGAGCGAAGTTCAACTGTTCTGGTGTCCAACTACCTTCATTAGCTTTGATTGTTTCTAAAGCATCAACACCATTACGATAACCATCGACAAGGGTTGAGTAAACACTGTGAATTTCCTTACCCTTAAGCTTATACATGGAAGGTACTAGTGCAGCGGTATCCTCGGAACCAGTGGTCTTGAAGAAGAACTTACCTTTGTTTTGCCATGTTTGGAATGAATCAACACCATAGTTAATAGTGCGTACTAGATATTCCTTAGCTCGTTCTGCCTTAGACACACGCTCTTCCATAGCAGAAAAGTGTGGGTCATGGCGCATCATCTGGCGTAGGTTCTGTGTGAAAGTGTGAGCAAAGATCTTTAATGACCCACTCTTAATAGCCTCTAGTGCTCTCTGTGGTGTAGTTATCTTGGCAAAGTCCATTCTTGTGTTGGGATTGAACCCCGGCGATACACCTTCAGAAGCGTCCATGAGGATCTCACTATACCGTAGAACATCATCAAGAGCAGTACGCTCATTCTTGTTTAGGTTGAGTAGATTCTTAATAGCGTTAGTTAACTTAGAGTAAACAGAGGTTTCACCTAACTTAATTTTCTGTAAGGCAAGCATCATACGCTGATCAGAGATACCATAAGCAACAAACTCACGTAGGTTCTCTAGATAAACATCAATATCATCCTTGAGGAATCTCTTTAGTGTGTCATAATGCTTTTTATTGCTCTTTAGAGAATTAAACAAAGCGTCTAGTTGCTTGACAGCATAACTCTGCTTAGGATCTTTTAGCAATCCTTTCTCATGTAGAGCAATGGCTCTATTAACAGCACTATGGACTACCTCATGTAGGAATACTCCGGGTGTGGATGTTGCATCACCCTTCATATGTACGTAGCCACTGATGTTGTCGTAACCACCAGCATGTTGGAAGTTAGGATCTTCTACAAACTTACCATGACCAACAAGAGGATTGTCATGTAACTTCTGAGCAAGCTCGCCTAGGTATCTACCGAATGGTGCTAGAGAGGTATCACCTTTCTGTTTAGCCAGATAAGCTAGACCACCTCGAATACCACCCTCTTGGATTGCTTTCAGTAGTGGTTCGGCTAGTTCCCATGAAACTTTTTGAGCAGAAACTTGGTTGAAGTCATAATCTGACTTTTGTTGTTGATCCCACTTCTTATTATATTCTGCTTCGATCTTGGCATACTCTTCTTTAAGGGTATCCAAAAATTCCAGAGCACGTTGCCCAGCAGGTGAGCCAAGACCATTATCAAGAACAGATTGATAGACTTCGTCAATCTTTCTTTGTTTGTTCTCTAACATCTTCTCCAGAATGTTGGTAGAAAAGTTAGAATAATCTCTA